CAAGCTACTGCTCGATGCATGATAGACGTGCCCGCCAAGCTGCTCACCCTGTGCGTGTGTGTGCTCACAGGGTGGTGGCTTTTCAAACAGTATGATTACAAGTGAGCCTTGCGCACCGGTGCACATGCCGGTGCGTCTTTGGAGATACGAACATGGTTTGTAAATGTTGTGGAGCAAACGCGGTACGCGTCACGGACGTGGTACACAGGCGCATCCAGTGTGCGCCCAGTCGTGAGTACCTGCGCCGCTGGGGTAAGCGAGTCGCAGACCCTGTGGTCGGCTCGTACCCGTGGACCGCACGTCGCCTCGTGTGTGACGCGTGCGGTATGCAGTTCCGTACGATAGAAGTGCCGGTGGACCACGTACCACGGAGGTGGACGCGGAAGGTGTCGGAAGGAGAGGAGGAGGAATAGATAGTAGGTTATGCTACGTGTATGCATACGAAGCACATCGACCTAGACCTAGGCGTGGCCCCTGACTTCGAGGAGCGCGTGATATATCAGGTCGTATCTGATATGTTCGGGGTCGAGGTGTCGTTCGAGGGCACATCCGTGTGCATACGCGGAGACGCCCGCAACCTTACAGCGTGGATAGCCTTTCACATACTGCCCATGGAGGTAGTGGAGGCGTAGAGATGCCGATATACGAGTACGAGTGCGACGCCTGCGGGCACCGGTTCGAGGTGCTGGTGCGCGATCGCACAGCAAAGAGCGCGTGCCCCGAGTGCGCCAGTGATAAACTAAATCGTTTGATAAGTACCTGCGCGTTCGCCCTCAAAGGCGGGGGCTGGTACGCAGATGGGTACAGCAGTGCCCAAGGAGGGGGAGATGAACCCGTGGGATAGAGCAGAGATACGCGAGCGCGTGAAGCCTTGGGTACTAGATGGATACCTAACAGAGTACCAGCGTGAGGCATGGTCGTGGTCCGCTACGCGTGACGGGTCGTTCCTCTGGTGGGCATGCGGCGCAGGCAAGACACTCGGCGCACTGTTGTGGCTCGTGTCGCATAGTCGCAGGACACGCAAGGTGGTTGTTACGAAGGCTGCTACTAAGCGTCAGTGGAAAGCGCAGGGCGCACAGTACACGGACATGCAGATGCTGGTGCTCGACGGGCAAGGTGGCATGGACATACCACAAGAAACAGAATGCATAGTAATCTCGTGGGAGACACTCATGCATTGGTACCCGTACATCCTGACGTGGAAGGGCATGCGTCCGCTCGTCATCGTGTGGGACGAGATACACAAGGGCAAAGCTTGGAAACGCAAGGAGAAGATACTCGACGAGGACGGTGACATCCAGTGGGTGTGGCTTGAGAACCGTGCAGCGTACGCTGCTAAGTTGAGTCGCATAGCAAGCGCACGCCTTGGGCTTACAGCTACACCGATACGTGACAGGCGACGTGACCTGTGGGCACAGCTCGACCTCATTCAGCCCGAGCAGCACGGGACAAACTGGAACTGGGTGCACCGCTTCTGCGCAGCAAAGCAGGGCGAGTACGGTGGCATCGACACCACGGGCGAGAGCAATTGCGCACAACTTAAACATATACTTAGTCGCATAGTACACGCTGTGTCGTATGCGGAGATGGCTAGGAGCTTACCGCCCAAGCGTCGTCAGCTTGTGTACCTGTCTCCGAGTGAGCAGACGAAGCCCTCGGCGTTTCGAGACACACTGAAACGCGCTGCCAAGATGGGCAAGCAGCATCTGTTCGAGGCGAACCTGTCGGTCGCTGCATCGACCAAGCGCAAGTGGATCGCAGACTCAGTGATGAGCTGCGTTGAAGCTGGACAAAAGGTAGCGGTGTTCACAGGCAGACGCAAGGACTGCGACGCCCTCGCCAAACTTATTAAGACACGCGTAAAGAAACTTGGTGCTCCTGTGTGGCACGGCCATGGTGGTGACTCTGTTAAGTATCGCATGGAGCAGGTCGCACAGTACGCAGCAGCCAAAGGAGCAGGTGTTTTCGTAGGTACGACCGACGCTTTCGGTGAAGCCATCGACGGACTACAACACACCGACGCAGTGTACTTTGCTATGTTGCCATGGACACCGGGGCAGGTTACTCAGGCTGAGGGACGCTTCAGTAGGCACGGTTCAGACCGGCCAGTACTGTTGACCTACGTTGTATCTGAGGGCACTGTTGACGAGCATGTCGCAGATGTTTTGCTGGAGAAGTTGGAGGGTGTGTCGGGCGTGACAGGTGATGAGGATGCGACCGCACTGGCAGGGACACTTGCAGGTGATGGTCATGAGGATGAGATAATGGATTCGATTTTAGATTTGGCCGCACTGGCCGGGAGTTTATGATGGCAGCGAAGATGATGTTGACAGACGACATAGAGGAAATGCTAGACCAGATGGCAGACAAGCACGGTGCACGTACCGTCGTCTCCGCACTGGCGGAAGCAACAGGCGAAACCCTGCGTCACTTTGAAGAGAAGTTCGGGCTGGACGAGACAGCCGACACTTTTGAAGAAGAGATGATGTACTGGTACATGGGACACGGGCATGCGGGTGCGCGTGCCGAGAGATTACAAGAAGCAACTGATGTGTGGATGTGGGCACAGGCTGCGGCTGACGCATGAAACATCTCATAGATCCGGGCCCGTCTCGCAAGGGATGGCACCGGTTACAGAAGGTACTCACGTGCCCGCGTTTGTACGCGCTATCCTACCTGACCGACGCGCCGCCGGTCCGCAAGGGCGACCCGCCTGAGCCCCTCGTAAAAGGCTCGATGCTGCACGTCGCACTCGCACACCACTACGCCGACGGCATGGAGGAGTACGCGGACAAAGACCTGTACACTCCTACGGATGCGGTGCAGCAACTTATCGAGCTACAGCCCAACGACGAGCGTGCCGCATGGCAGCGCCACGCCAAGCAGGTGTGTGCTACGTATGCAGACTACAACATGCACTGGGGCAAGGAACGCTGGAAGCCCATGGGTATTGAAACAGAACTGATGGTAAACATCTTCGACGAGAAGATGAACCGCACGTACCTGTACACGCAACGTGTTGACCTCGCATGGCGGCACCCCATGACGGGTAAAGTGTGGTTCGTAGACCACAAGACGACTGCACGCTGGACACCCCAGACACTTAGTAAGTACTCGATGAACGGACAGTTCCTTGGGTACCAGATGATCGGGGAGAAGAAGTTCGGCGACGATTGGGGTGGCGTGCTGCTCAACGTCATCGAGTGGGGCAAGGGCGGAGGCTCGCCAACATTTAAGAGGATGCCGGTTGACCCAGCTCCGCACTCGGTTGAGCGGTTCCGCCAGTCCATTATTCGCGGGGAGCGTACGCTTCTGGAGTATGAAAACATGGAGCCCAAGGATTGGCCGGGGGCTCATCACGACGGTGCGTGCTGGCCGTATCGACAGTGCAAGTTCTATTCGACATGTCAGTGGGGAGGTAAATGATGAGTGATGAAGGTGTGTTTATTATTGTGTACGGAGGCGCGAAGTCAGGCAAGACGCTGGCGACAGTTCGTGCGTTTCCCGATGGGTTGTTCGTTACGCCGAAGGGCGGACTGACGTGCGCTCGGTGGATTGACTGGGAGCCCAAGGTTATCGAGACCGACGACAAGGGCTACGGCGTGCCGCAGATAACGGAGATGATCAAGCAGGCACAAGATAAGTATCCTGCTATTATCATCGACGACTTCAGCATCATCCTACAGCAGGAGCTACAGAGATGTAAGAAGAGTCACGCAGGGTGGACAGCGTTCGACGTGTTCAACACACGTGTGTATGCGTTGCGCGACGCTGCGCGTCAGGCCAAGTGCCACGTCGTACTGACGATGCACGAGCAGGCACCCAAGGAAGTGGGACAGGAGAACGAGAAGCGATGGGTCCGGGGCTGTCCCATGGTACCGGGCTGGCAGTTGCCAGAGAAGTTGCCAACACACGCGGACATCGTGGCACGTGTGGTACACGATGAGTCGGCGTTCGGCTGGCCATACCTGCTACAGACGGGACCAGACAAGCAGTACATCACGGGAGACAGGTTGGCGATCACGCCCGAGCGGTTCCCATTGAACATCCGTGAGGTCCTGTTGCTATCAGAGCACACAGGTGTGAAGCGTCCTGACAAGTTGGCGTTCATGGACAAGTGGGTGTATGATATTTCGCAAGAGCTGGTAACTGAGCTTGACAGCAGACGGCCCAAGGTTAAGGGGGTACTCGCCCCGTATGTTGAACGGTTGCAGAAGGAGGGAGTTAGGGACAGATGGATTCGGTGGATCTTCGCCGACGCCATAGATAGGGCGCAGATGACGCGCCATAATGACAGTTTGATTGATAACTTTTTAGTTTCATTGTGAGGATAAGATGAGTATTGACTTTGATTTTAGTGGAGTATCGCTGAACGAGAGCCCTGCCGAAGAGGGCATCTACCCAGTGGAGATCGAATACGTAGACGGCTACGTCACCAAGACAGGCAACAAGCGCGTCACCTTCAAGGCTAAGGTCTGCGAAGGCGAAGCCAAGGGCTGCGTCATCAAGGACGGCATCAACCTGCCAACCGTGAAGTCGCAAGGCGTCAAGAAGGTATGGCTTGGATTCTTTCGCTCGCTGGGCATGAGCCCTGCTGAGGTGGCTGACGTGTTCAGTGGTATGTCTGGCAAGGGCGACGAGAGCGCCGAGTTCTACGCCGAGTGCATCGGCAAGGTGGTCGTTGGTCTCAAGGGCTACTGCTACTACGCACCTGCGGTTGAGGAAGGCGGCTGGCCTACTCGCAACTGGTTGACTCCGCAACAGGCACGAGCACAGGCGAAGACCCGTGCCAAGTCTGGAGGGGACGACGCGCTAGGTGATTTCATCAACGTCTAGTACGTTGTGGGTGTCTTGGAGTTTCTTACAGCTTCACTCCAAGGCACCCTTTTGGAGATGACATGCGAAGTGACCTCACCGTTCCCGAGATAGATGCACTAGAGCGTCTTATGAAAGAGTGGGAGGTTAAGCGTGCGGACTGCACGCCGATGGAAAGGTTAGGCTTTCATCGACTCAAGAAGAAGGGCCACGTACGTATCAAGAAGGGTACGTACTTAATGCCCTGTGATCTCACAGAGGAAGAGTTTGATGCTTGGTTCTTCTGGTTGGAGGACGTGCTCGAACTCGCACCAAGGGAGGGTCCAGTTTAGGTACACACCGGCCATGTAAATACCCAGCGGGAGACTAACGGCCACATGCGATAGCAAGTAGAACGTAACTATAAGGGCACCGACTTCTTTGTTATCCATCCTCATAACTATAACTTAGTCTCTAGGGAGGGACACATGACGACTAATAAAGTACGTCCACAAGATTGCGCAGACTGCGAGAACTGCCCGCTGCGGGTACACTGGATGCGCGAAGGGTGCTGGCAACCCGTACCAATCCAGCATGCTACTGACCCCGACACCAGCATCGTGTTCGTGGGTGACGGCCCGACAAAGACCGCGTTCGCTGAAGGGCGAGCGTTCAGTGGCCAAGAAGGTATCTACTTACTTAACGAGGTCAAAGAGCTAGGACACCAACGCAAAGACTTCGGCTGGGCGTACACCGTAGCGTGTCGCTGGCCCAACGATGACCCGAGCGCGTACCTAGCCAAGCTACGGGCGAGCAACCGCAAGCGCGTACGCCAAGGCCAAGACCCTATTCAGTCGCCGGTCACCGCCTGCGCACCGTACCGCAAGTGGGCGCTCGAAGACTACCCTACAGTCGTCCCTATGGGCTCGCTGTCTACCAAGGTAGCCTTGGGTACCAACCCGTCACTAGAAGCTGTCAGAGGCGGTCCTACACGCGTTGGTGATGTCAACGTACTACCTACTTACTCTCCGTCTATGATGGGCAACAAGAAGGGCCACCTCAAGGAGGTGCTCACCTCGGACATCAGCAAGGCTATACGTCACCATGAGGACAAGCTGAGATGGACAGACCCTAAAGTTATCTATGTTCCTACAAGAGAGCAGGCGCTGGACTTCTTCTCACGACACAAGGTACTGGCATACGACGTTGAGACCGATGGCGTGGACTGCCTCACAGCAGGGCTGAGGTGTGTAGGCATCGGAGCCGAGGACGAAGTACTAATCATACCGTTTGATCTCATCGGTGGCGGCTCGTACATGGGCCCTGAAGATCGAGCGTGGTTCACAGAGCTACTGGCCAAGGTGTTTACAGACAAGACGATTACAAAGGTGGGACACAACGCAGGGTACTTCGACCGCCTTGTCGTCGAGCAGCACTTCGGCGTGACGCCTGAGCCCTTGGTGGACACGCTGCTCCTACACAAGCTGGCTGCGTCTGAGCACAGGCATAGGCTAGGCTTCATCGGTTCGGTGATGACTGACGTGCCCGCATGGAAAGCTGACCACACAGGTGTACTCGCAAGGACAGACCAAGAGCTGTATGAGTACTGCGCTACGGACGTTGCGGTGACCGCACGTATCCGACGACCTCTGGAGATAACGGCTGAGGACCGAGAGCAGGACCACCTGTACAAGACCGACGCCAAACTACAAGACATCTGCGCAGGTATGCGACGCATGGGTATCCGCATCGACGAGGGCAGACGACTCGCACATCACGCCAAGCAGACCGATGAGGTGCACAGATGGCGTAGCGTCATCGAGGGCTTCAGCCCCGGCATGAACCCTAACTCGAATGCACAGGTACGTGACCTGCTGTTCGGTAGGTGGAAGCTACCTGTCCTAGAGTTCACCGACACAGGTGACGAGAGCATCAACGCTATGGTTCTGCGCTCTCTCGTTGGGCACCCGTTGGTAGAGGACAAGCACCGTAAGTTTATCAACGCACTTAGGTTCTATCGCAGAGCGCACAAGCTACTGTCTACTTATCTAAACAAGCTAGCCCCCGGTGCTGGGTTTGTCCGTGACGGTTATGTCTATCCTGATTATAACTCACACGGCACAGTGACCGGGCGATTGTCGTCTAGCAATCCTAACTTTCAGAACATCCCGTTTGACTTGCGGGACATGTTTATCCCACCACCGGGCTGCGTGTTCGTCGGGGCGGACTACGATCAACTGGAGCTTCGCTTCGCCGCTGCCTTGGCAGGCGAGCACCACTACCTAGATGCGTTCGAGAAGAAGGAGATAGACCCGCACAACCTGACGGGTGACCTGATGTTCGGGGCAAAGTTCTGGGCGACGAAGGGTGCACCAGACACCAAGATGGGCAAAGGCAAGGGCCAGTTCAAGCAGCTACGCAACCTAGCTAAGACCATCTGCTTCGCCTCGCTGTACGGGGCATCGGCCCCTAAGGTGTACGAGATCATCACTCGTGCTGAGGATGACCAAGGCAGAATGTTGTACGCCGACTACAGCCTCAAACAAATCAGGTTGCTCCATAGAACATGGCTAGCCCGAGCCCCGGAGTTTAAGAACTGGTGGAAGAGAACGCTGGACAGTTGCAGGGCCACTGGATATATCGAGGAGGTCGTCTTAGGGAGGCGGCGCTACTTCGCTGACGAGGACTACAACGCCATCCTCAACTTCGGCGTACAGGCAGGCGGCTTTGCTGTCGTTGGTCTGTCGATGATTGATTTGGTAGAGCGGCACCTGCCGTTCGACTTCGACAAGAAGCATGGCCTAGTAAATCAGTTACACGATGCGGTGCTGTTCGCAGTACCGGAGGACAAAGCAGAGGAGACGAGAGACGTGGTAACAGAAGTGATGACAAGAAGTGTACCGGGTTTGCCGGTAACGTTTAGCGCAGAAGCAGAGATTGGAACAAGTTGGAGAGAAGTATAGGGAGGACAGATGCCATACAAAAGACGGGAACCAAACAATAAGATTAAGCCGTGGACGCCTACGAGACGGCAACTTATCGAAGAGTTGGGCACGGACACAGACGTTGCCCTTGGGAAGAAGTACTCTTTGAGTGCTAACCGGGTGCGAGAGCTTCGCTATGACCATGGCATAGCCACATATGCCCAGAACAAAAACCCGAAGACACCGCTGGCTCTGCTGGAAGAAAAGGTACAGAGCTTAGAAGACGAAGTGATGCGTCTCTATCGTGAGTGCTCTAAATCCACTGAGAAGATCAGAGAGATGAAACAAGCCCTGCAACAGCGAGAGTGGCGACTAAGCCAAGCCGTTAAGAACCTTGAGTACATCGAGAGTCGGCTGAATGCTAAGATTGTAAACGCTGTAATCAAAGAAGTTGGGCGAGAGAAACGCAGAACCTTTACAACGAAGCGTCAAAGACTTAGCGAAGCAAGAATCAACGCGAAGGTATATCGCGAAGAGTACCCAGAACCAACTGTGGTAGTGGAGGAAGACAATGATTAAGACACTGATTACGAATGTGAAGCAAGAGGGTGGAGAGGACAGACTGTACAGGTTTAAGAGCCCGTACGTGCTGGTGCATGGGAGGAACGGAGCAGGCAAGTCTTCACTCATGCACGGGCTGGAGCTAGCCTGCTTTGGTAAGGTGTGTGATGTCGTAGGTAAGGACATCAAGCTCAAACGGTACATCGAGTACCTGTCATCGGAGGGATCGACAGTACACGCTCGGATCCACACGTCGGAGAACGAGCGTCTGTCGTACCCCAAGCACGCGGGCGACACGGGCGAAGAGTACCTGAACGCGGTGCAGCTTGCGCTGGACGCCATCAAGGGCAGCAACGTCGCGTTCGCTAAGTTCTTACTCAAGTACTTAGAGAACGACATAGAGTTGGACGTACCTATCCACGGATGGGATGCGGTGGTTACGTCGTCAAAGAACCACAGGGAAGCCCTGTTGCGTGTCGAGGAGTCTACGGCGAAGCGACTACGCTCGCACCGTGCGAAGCTCAAGGAGCTGGAGATTGTAGCCAAGTACGCTGGTAGTAGCACTACAGCATCAGAACGTATGGACGTTGAGGAGGACGTGGACAAAGCGAAGCGTCACCTCAAGGCGATTCATCGGGAGATGTTTAGGTTCGTTACGGAAGCTTGGGGTCCGCTGATGAAGTATATGCGTCGGTTCCTGCCTGATGGTATGCCTGATGCCGAGCTAGTAGCTACAAACTCTGACTTTACACTGGGCTTCGAGAACCGACCATACCCTTCGGGGGCGGAGACCGTGGCCCTTGCGGTGGCCCTTGCTGCTGCGGTGCTACCAGCGGAGCGGTCGATATACATCTTTCCTGATAGAGCGTACGACGAGTATACGTTAGGTAGACTTATGAATGCAGTGCGCATCGTGCCTGCTGTGGGCGTGTTCGTACAGAGCACGGTAATGCCGGACAACTACGAAGTGGAGAAGCTAGGATGGCAGACACTGAGAGTTTGACCCAACGTATTCTTCATGCCCTGCCATCATGGGAGGGCTACAGCTACGGACACAAGGTGGACTTCCCATCTTGTGTCCGTGGCGCTCCCACGTCGCTGGTCGAGTCAGGTACTAAGCAGATAGACTGTTCGACGTTCACGTGGGGCTTGCTGTGTCAGGTGTACCCTGATGCGGACTGGAGCTTCGACAGGTACAAGAAGTGGCAGATGTGGGACCGAGACGACAAGTGGGGTCCGATCAGCCAAGCCCTGTCGATGGAGATCACGTCTAAGGATGACGGCGACGGTTGGTATCTATACCAAGTGTGGAAGGGTGAGTGGAGCGGTGGGCACTCGTTCCTCGCATGCAAGGCAGGCGACGACCTGCTTGTGCTCGAAGCCACGAACGCTTCGAGACCTGTGCCCGGTGTTGTCTGGCGTTACGTAGGTGAGGCGAGCACGAACGCGCTGCCGCCATGGCCCGTGTACACAGAAGCAGACGCAACCAAGGGCTACGTCTACTCCAAGGTCAAGCTGGCCTAGGTGTAGAGGATAGCTACGTTGGTTGCGTTTGCTGTAGACGCGGGTCCAACTGTTGTGTTGTCCTGCACTGTCGTCACGATGATAGACAGGTGCGAGAACGCCGTGCCAGCAGGGAACATCACGTGTTCTTTGGTTGCCGCCGAAGCACGCAATGTAAAGATAGGCGCGTTCGTTTGGTGTGCCGGTGATGCTACTCCGTAGATCTTCAGGTACGCATCCGCTGCGTTTGCTGTGTTATCAAACTCGATTTGATAGACAGTGTGTGGGTTGCCTCCGGGGTCTGCGATCGCGGTCGAGTTGGCAACGGTGACGGTGTATACCTGCCCGCCGATCGGACCTACAAGGGGTTGGATTTGTGCAGCCATCAGTTACCTCACTTAAAGACCATTTGGATAGTCATGTTCGCACCGGGGGCTGCGCCCGCAGCGGTGCCCCCAGTTTGACTGGCGGTGTACGCAATAGCGTTCGCAAAGTTAATCCCTTCGGGGAAATGAAACGCTTCGTTTGCGTTCTGCCCGATAGGGAAAATGTGTGTCGGAAGAGTCGTACCCTCGGTCACCTGCTCCTTGGTGTCATATAGCTTCAAGAAGTTGGCACTGTTGCCCGCCGCTTTGTTCGAGACAAACAGAAAGTACAGCTTCCCGTTGGTACCAAAGGCGTCGTTGTTAGGTGTATTACTTACAGCGGCATCAGCAAGTTGACTGTAGTCTACTCTAGTTGAAGGTCTGTTGACTGTCGGTGCCATCTATTACCCCATGAGTTCGTCGAGGTACGCAGTGACCTCCGACAGCAAGAGTGCGATAATCTCGTCTCGCTCGTCGGGTGTGATCTTCTGATCGTCCGACAAAGCCAACGTGATCTTACGACCGACACGAAGGATACGGGCCACTAGCTTAAAGATATTAAACTTCTTCTTACCTGCCATGCTTGTCTCCAATGAACTGTTTCCAGCCCGTCTCGAATGCGATGTGCTCTGCGGGGTCTTCGCCCTCAAAGATTTGATTGTTGTAAACAAGTCGCCCGTTAGTGATTGGGAGTACTTGCATATGAACATCTTGACTGTTCTCATCAAGTATAGCAAGTCCAAGTCCTTGTTGCCAATCTGGAGTTAAAGAAACACCGGGCGTCGGACCCGGTACACGCACCAAGCATCCCGGCGATAAAGCTGTGATTTGCTGCGGTCCGTAGGGTCCGTGGAATGTCTTTTGTACTAACTCAACTTTATGTATATGGCCATATACTTCTGACCATCGTGAGGTCTTGGCGATCGCCGTGGCCGTAGCGCCCGCACCGGCGCGTACCTTGGTACCGTGGTTGACACGGATAGGGGAGTTGGACTCCGGCCACAACCACCAGTCAGCCCCGTATGGTCCGACGTAGTCGATGTCTAGCTTATCAAGATGCAAGAGATGCTGGAGACTGAGTACCGAGTTCTCCTCCAGCGCAGGGCTAACGTCCTGCGCTTCGGGTAGAAGCTCTACAACCGCACGGTTGATGCGGTCCTCGTGGTTGCCAGCCATGTAAACTATCTTGCTAGAAGGCGAGGCGTTGCGGATCTCAGCTAGCCACCAGTGAAGCTCGTCGATCGCAGGCTGCGTGGTTTGCCTGAACTCTGGCTTCCTAGGGAAACGCGTGGACCATGGAGCGAGGTCGAGCATATCACCTAGCAAGACTATTATCTCTGGACGCACAGTACGTACGAAGCGTACGACTGCATCCATAGACGTGCGGTCGTGCATAGGATCTAAGTACGTATATCGTTTAGACCACGCATATCCCAACTGGGTGTCAGGTATGAAGCAGGCAGTGCGGAGCCCGTCGTGCCGAGGCGGACGCTCGGTTCTAGGTATACACTTAGGTGGGTACGCAGGTTGACGATCGGGCTCGATCTTACGTTCTAGGTGTGCCTTGACTTGGTACAGCGTGATGGTAGCTTCGCCACCTTTAACGCTCTGCTCCCATGAGTTGCACTTCCAAGAGGAGACACGCCACCGCTTCTTGTCTACGTTGGCGTGACGCAAGAGCTGATTTAGTGTACGCACACGTGTCCCTTGTGCGCTGACAGTCATCTCTTGCATGTCACTCCCCTAAAAGCAGGGCTCGATCTCCAACCGACAGACGATCTGATCAACACCCGTACGATAGTTCGTGGCGTCCGACACCCAAGTAAAGTACAACTCACCTGTGTTATCGTTAGGTCCTTTGACCGTGCCCGATACGTCGTAGTAGAAGCCTGTTGCGGCACCTACGTTGTAGCCTTGGTTCACGGCAGGTGCGACTGCGGGGGCACCGCCCAAGAATGGAGCCGCGACGCTACCGATCGCAGTCATCGTCATCGGGCTAGCCAACCGCAGTGTCGGCATGTACACCGAGGCGGCACCCGCATCGAACGCTTCGTGTGCGCCCGAGAGGAGGATGCTGTTTAGGTCCAAACAGTACTGGGCTTCGACAGTACGCGCAAACTCGATGGTACCCGCGTTCGCGCCCGCTAAGCCGCTAGTGTGTACCCACACCGCATCATACTCATCGTGTTGCGTAATCGGAGTGGTGTACACCATACGCATACTACAACGGTGGATGATACCACGAGCAGGTAGCCCGGTGGCTTTCCATGTAAGGGTAGCACCCGACCCGTTGGGTAGTAGTGTGTTGTCGAGGGTGACCTCGGAGATCACCCGTGATGGTCTGACGCGTGCTACGCCCATCTAGGCCCCCTTATGGGATTACAGCAAGGTTCTGAACGCCTTCACCACTGAAATGAACTTTGCCTGCTGTGGCTCCGCCGACTACAACAACGGTTCCGACCTCTCGGATTACGTCGCCACTTGCCGAAGGTACAGTCAGGGTCAGCTCGCCAGCGGTGAGGGAGACATACACGGGGTCACCTACTGCACCGGCAGAAGTGTCCATAGTCACGATCTTCCAAGGCAACGCCACTCCGTATCCGCCAGCGGGGATCTCGTGTTTCGCCACCAACAACCGGCCTCGCGTAGTTGCAAGAGCGTCCGCATCTGTCTTCCCTACCTTTAGGAAAGGACCAGAGGCACCCACACCGCAGAGGATAGTCTCTGCGGGCAACGCGTTTGCCGTGTCATTGTTGAGGACCTTGACGCCCTCTGCGTAGTTAAAGTCGCGACCTGCTTTGATTAGGCGCTGCTTAAGATTGCCAGCCATTTCGTGTCTCCTATAGACTATCCAAAGATGATGTTAGTTGTATAAAGTACTTAGGGTACTATGTCAAGGGTTGGACCTGCTAAAGCAGGGTTCATTGCAGTGCTCGCGAGCATCATCGTATCGTGACCGAGTAGGCCTCCGACGAGGATGAGCCCGAGAACGATGGTTTGAGGGTTCTTAAGCGCGGTTCCCCAGTCAAACTGATTACGTTTGTTAAGCTCGTGGAGCGAAGCTTCGATGCGGTCGAGTGTTTTAACAGAGTGCTTTTGTTCGTTCTGCACCATCGCAAGCGTCTCGCGGATGCCGCCGACTTGATCTTCCAAGTTTGTTACTCGTTGATCGAGGCTTGACATTGCTAATCCTTTATCAAGGGCGCGGACGCTTGACGTTCCATCTTCTTAAGTTCTAGTTTAACTGCTTCCTTAGCTGTCTTCATATCATTTATTTGGTTATTCTCACCGTTGTAGAAGATCGTTCGTCCGATGTTGATGGTGTTACCTATATTATACAGCCGCATCTTTCTTGGGTCATCGTTAGCGAGCGCCTTGATTTCAGGGCTGGTCAGATCAGGAAACGCAATAGCCAGTGCCGTACGGCTTCTGAGAAGCTCTGTTCGTAGGATAGAGAACAGCAACTCGTTCATGATAGGTGGACCGGACAGATTGAGGCGTTTGACCCTTGGGTCTTTCGAGTCTGGGTTGACTTCTACGAGGAAGTCTAGTCCAAAGTTCTGTAATGTTTGGATGGCGGCGAGGTCGCCGGGGCGCAGCACACGACCGTAAGGTGACTTGGGTCGCCGAGCATCGAAGAAGATAGCCTTGGCCATCTGACCATAAATAGGGTTGGCAATCGAATCGGCTAGCTCTTCGATCAGCCCCGTGGTGGCTGCTGTGGTGTTCACCGAGTACACGCTGTCCATACCCGGCATACCTGCCATCAAGATCGCACTGGTGTATGCGGCTATGTTTGCGGTAGAGTGCGCGAACTCGACCGTTGTAGCCTTCGGCATACCAAACGCGACGTGTTGTTTCCCGAAGCCTGCGGTCTCGATCATCCGACGATACTGGCGTGGGGTGACGGTCATCGAACTGATCAACGGATAGTCAGCAAAGAAGCTCGATAGGTTACGTTCACCCACGGTGTCACGCTGTTGTTGTGGGGTCAGGTCGTCGTACGGGTCTACATACCCCGCGTACGGTGACTGGAACCTACTAATCATCTGCATACGTTGGACTTTGGTCTGGCCCCGAGCGTACTTAGCAAGGTACGCTTTAAGGGATTCGTCGGACGAGGCTTCAAACAGCATGCGATACTGCTGGGCAAACCCGTTCTTTACGAGTGTATAGAAGAACGCGAAGTCTCCAAGCATAGCACGTTCTAGCCTTCCGACAGAGAAGGACCAGTCATACATCGAGTCTAGAAGCATACGCCTCGCCACATCACGAGGCAGCTCTCGGTTGATGCGTAGGTGTGCGTATAGTAACAATCGTTGCCGTCGTGTAACTTCCCTTATCTTTAGCTCAAGGATACGCTGATACCCACCGACGGTATCATAGACCTTGAAGAACGCATTTGGGTTGTTGCGAATCTGCCGACGGGCCTCAGCTTCCAAAATCTCACCGAAGTCGGCCCCACGTAGGAACTCGCCTACGCCGTCTTCCATGGCTTCAGCATAGAACTGCCGACCTGTGACGATCTGTTTGTCCTTACCGACGTACAGTGTTTCGTCCGACATACGCAGGATTCGATCGATCGCACCGTTGAACGTCGCAGCGGTAGCCGTAGGCAGGCCAATCTTACCCGGAGGTAGTTGCCGGGACATGGCATAGTAGCTGTTCTGTAGCGACTTGCCCGCAACTGGGAACGAACCTAGGGCCCCTTGCATCGAGAGTGGCAGTGCCTCTAGGGGACCAACCGCGTCTGCCATCTGTGCGTACTCACCGAAGTGCATGTTTGAGAAGTAGGCGACACGTGGGTTCAGCAAGCCGTACAGGATGTGGCGTTTGAAGAAGCTAATGAATCCGTTAAAGACACGTATTGCAGTGGCTCCGACCTTGTACAGCGCAGGGTTGAGCATGGCTTCACTCATCTGCTCGCCGAACTCCTTAGACAGTTTGTCCAAAGAGTTGTGGAAGCTGACCATGCTGCCACGTGGAGTCATGAGTACGTTGCCTGCTTCGTCTACGCTGGAGATCACCATACGCTGATACGTGTCACGTACGACACCGAAGAGAGGCCGCATCTTCTCCCGACCCATGGTGGTCATCATACGAGAACCGAGCAACGAGAACCCGTCAAGTGCGTCGAGCATAGAGACACGAGTGTCCCGCAAGAACACATCTTCGAGCTTCACCGGGGGCTCGTCCGTGTTGAAGTATGCCATGCCGTCTTCGATCTTGTTGATCCTGCGCGAGGGGCGACCAAGCACACCACTAAGCTTGTCCTCAACGAGAACAGACCGCACTTGCTCCCGCTTTTTCCCGGTGCGGAGCCCCGTGCGGCTCGCCTTTGCGGACTTGCGGACCAGCGCGTTCCAAGCGTCCATCTCCTGTCGGAGGATCACGTAGGAACCTACAGTCGGGGTCACGGGGATGTAGTCCGTAGATGCCTCGGTGCCGCGTCCCTGCATGCGGTTCATCGACCGACCAACAGTTTCGTTAAACCTTGCGCCAAAGATGCTGTCCCACTTCGCTGCGTACCTTGTCTGCAAAGCACCTAGGACAATAGCTTTTGAGAACTTAACGTTTGCAAACGCGGTCTCGTCTATCTTGATGTCTTCGACCTTCCGAAGAGCGGTAACGATAGCATTACGAAGCGCCGCCATAGCGGTCTCGCCATCAGCTTGCAACAACGTGTCTGCGTTCTTTAGTAAGATGCTGTCCACCAAACTTTGAATCCGGGGGTACAAATCACTGTAGAAGTCCGCTGCTCCAACGATCGAGTCGTCCCGGATGAGGGCCGTAATCGCAGGACCTAGCGAATCGTCAGGCTTGAACAACGCACGGTCCGCCCCTTTTGCTGCCTTGCGCATCCGGGCGTCGTAGATGAGACCCTCGACCATGGTAGACGCTAGTGACTTGTCGAAGCCCGCGAGTGCGGTCATGGTGATCTTGGCTTTCGGGGTGAGCGGGACGTTGTACCGGTACTCTAGATCGTCAAGCCTACCTACTGACGTTAGGATTAGGTTGATCGCTTCTTGCTTTGCCTCAACACCACGGACATTGTTTACCGCTAGGTTCATAGTATCTATGACATCCTGCGCGACACGCGCCATACCTTTGGCAGCTTCGTCCGCGTCCCGGCGGATCTGAATATCGAGATAACGTACGTTGGTACGAAACACTGGGAAGCTTTCGATCATATTATCTAGTCGGACCGTACCGTGCACTGCCCATGCCAAGGGCTTCTGCCACAACAGTGCCTGCTGGCTATGTGTCATTCGGACATAACCTAAGGGCTCGCGGAACAGATTGACCAACCCTTTAGCGGTCAGCACCGTATCGACGAACTCCTCATCAGTCATGTCGGCGATGCGAGGTGCCTCGTCGGCTATCGCTCGCATGGACGCTACACGTACAGGTTCTGCCAGTAGGTCTTTCCGCATGCGCGGTCCGACCTGCTCGAACAGCTCTTCGTACTTAGAAGGTGGTAGTGTCAGTAGGTCTGTGCTGCCCTTGGTGAGGTCGCGAAGGTTGTTGATGTACGAGATGTACACGTTACGCGCCAAGGTATCGTCGCTCAGTTGTTCGCCGATTACGCGTTCGGTCTCTGCCTTATCGTACTTCTTTTTGAGTGCGTCTAGCTTCTTATCCAGTTCGGACGCAGCCTTTTGAACTTGAGCTTCGACACGAGCCAATCCGACAGCGGTCTCCCCCGGCTTGATCTTGGCCTTCTTGCCTAGGCCCCGGACGCCGATCATCTCTTTGTTGATGCGACGTACGAGGTTGGTTTGTAGAACGCTGAGTTCGTCTTGAATCTGCTGCCTCGCGAGACGAAGCCCTTGGACCTTCTTAACTTGCAGCTTCAACGCATCAGCGATCGGCGACGACTTGGGCATGCTCGCCTTGATCAACTCGTCTAAACGACTAGGGGTCAGGGATTTTGCAGCTACGCCGCCAACTTTACCCGTCTTGTCCATGTTGCGTAGAGCGAAAGACTTGATGTCCGTGAGGCCGGTCTTGACTCGGAGGGCGTCGAAGATCTGCGTGGGCGTCAGCGGCGCGTCGTCCGACAGCTTCATGCCACTGACCATCTTGCGCATACCGCTGAGTTCGCGGGTGCCTTGCTTCAGTAGGCCACGCTGTGTTTTCAGCAGTGCTTCTAGGGCGTCGGCCTCTTGCCGTGCTCCAGTTAAGATCTGCTGCAACGCCGTCAATCGCTGACGTTGCGCGGTTTGCTTGTTGCCCGCTTTGTTAATCTTGTCTAGCTTCTTCTGTGCAGAAACAAACTGTTCACGAGCTTTGGTCGCTAGGTCTTTGTAAAAGCGCAGCGCCTCTTCGACACCGGCACCGGAGGTCAAAGGGACGTTCAGTGAACTATCGGACGTAGCTTTGAACTGGGCCAAGTAGTCATATGCGTGGACGCCGCCCGTCTTGCTCTTCTTAAACTCGGCACGCAAGACCTTATTGAACTCGATCATTTGATCGGTATCAAGGTCTTCTACCTTACCTACTTTCTCGGTGGCTAGCTCGATCGCCCGACTCAACAGCGGTACATCGCTAGCGGTCATCTGCTGATACTCGGCACCTAGCGCCCGCTTTGCTCCGCGTACGGCAGGACGCACGCCCCTAGCAGCAACACCTATGCCCATCAGAGCGTCAGGTGACAGCGTATACGCAATCAGCCCGCCGATCATACCGGCTGCGCGTCCGAGCGTCGGGTTGTTCTTACCGTACTCACCTAAAAGCGGGTTGATGAACACGTCACCAACCTCGTTCATAAAGCGGGCACTTAGTTTATCGCCTACTGCGATGCGGCGGATGGCCCGATCGGAGTCCATTAGCTCAAGGAAGTTACGAGCTACGCCACCGGGCCTGCCATAAAAGCTCCCGCCGGATTCGGCATAGTCGTCGTTTGCTAGTGTAAATGTCGCAGCAATAGGCTCGAATGTACTCAGACGGACCAGCGCATCGAGGAAGGTAGTCGGAGCATACTCACCCAGCAAAGGGGCAAAGAAGTCGCCTTCTCTGACGTAGCCCCGGTTGAAATCTTCCGACATCAAGATGCCTGCTGAAGACCGAGGCAACGTAACCGCACCAGCAAGCTTGATATAGTCACTGATAAAGTCGTCAAACAACAACTTATCTGCACCCAAAGTCACCACGTTGGCTGCAATCTGGAGCGCCTTAACGACATCGGCGCGGAAACCAACGCCTTCGGTATAGTCTTTGGCTGCACCGTACGGGTCTCGAAACGCGACCAGCGTGTTTCGCGACTTCAAAGGGGCCACAAGCTGACGGGCCTCGGCCTTGGCTTCGGCGGACAGCTTCTCCACTACTTCTCGTGGAGGAATAGTGCCCTCGTACCCGGCGTCCCGTTTCTTCTTACGGTACGCAGCGACGCGAATCCCGTTCTCGTACACAGCCATGTCCGCATAAAACCGACCAAACCTGTCTTGGTTCATCGGCACGTACAACTCACTAGGCTTTCTGTCCTTCATTGAGTAGAACAGATTGGTCTTGTGCCTCGCTACATCTAGTGGGTCACCGAGAGCCTCTTGAATATCTGTCGTAGGAATGTCTGTAGCGTAGCCCTGTTGGACGCGCTGCATGACTGAGGGTGGTAAGTCGAAGTTGTAGATGAAACGCTCCAGAGCGTTACCAGAGGCATCAGCAACTTGCTTGTTGGTTTGCTTATCGAACCGAGGCGCAGCGTCGAGAACTTGAGCCCCGTCTTCAGTGTCGAAGAAGACAGGACGAATAGTGTCGCGAACCTTCTGGTCTTGCGATCGCTGGGCAAATAGTTCCATGGCACGCTTGCGAAGCTCGGTCTGATGCTTGATGTCAGCACCGATGTTCTTGACCATCTGCTCTGGAGACTCGTACTTCTTGTGTAGGTTCAGCATGGCCCATGTCTGCAACGCAGTCGCCGCGTCCTCATCGACACGGTTAATCTTCATCTGGTCGTACAAGAAGTTATCCGGCGTATAACCTGTAGTCTCGCTAGCGCTTTCGACTAGGCCCTGCATGAGGGATGCTCGGGCCTCTTCGGTATCCTCGCGGTTACGGCGCTGAAGCAAGCGGCTGAGTGCGGCCTGTTGGTCATCCACCATACTGTACATGGGCAGGCCTTGGCCCCGGAATGTGTCGAGCAAGGTACGCTTGGCGTTGGCCTCCTCGCGCAGGTCGTTCTGTGTCTGAACCGACGGTATCTCTTCGGCGATCTTCTTGATCTGCGCATCCAGCTCAGGCATCGACTGGGGCGCGGTCTCCAACGGATCCATACTGGACGCTAGGGGGTTGCCCTTGCGAAGCTCCTCACGCACGAGACTAGCCGCCTTGTAGGCGTCCTCGTAGATCTTCATGAAGTCCGCGTTGTTACTGGGCTGCGCCATCCTGTTTGCCCCCGTTTAGCCCCTTTAACAGATCGCGCCTAACTACATCTTCTACCGTTCGCAATGGATCGAGGGTGCTAGGGCGCTTTTGGAAAGCTTGTTGTCGAGTCATAGGTTCTGCGGGGTTCAAGATCTTAGCGGCAACCTCGTCGCTCACACCTAACCCACGTAGCATATCTGCGTTGCTTACGTCATCATACTCACCTTTGTTTACGTCGTCTACGAGCCGAACAAAGTCACGTTGCTTGTTGGCTAGGGCGTGCCCTGCTTCGTGTGACCGTTTGCGTTGGTCCTCTTGGCCTTGCATGATGTTAGCAGCCTGCTCTTCGCTGATGCCCTGTTGGACTGTGCGGCCTTGAGGCATGGGCAAGTCCGCTGGCGCTGTGGGGAGCGCGGGCGGCTGCGGAGTTTCTTCCGGGGCTGCACCTTCGCCTGTGCGCTGCACGGTTCGGTCACCCATACGTGACTCTAGTTCGACGCGGTCCGCTTCGTCCTGCGTGATCGCGTTTACTTCGACAAGGTGCTTCAAGGCACCGGGCAACATAGGCTGTGCACTACCGACTTGACGGATTTCTTTAAGGGCTTGGCGTCCTTCTTTGCGTTGATCTCGTAGTCTACGACGACCTAAGATCGCAGCCGCCTTCAACTTCTGTGCGGTCGTACCGGGCATGTTGATGAAGTAGGGGTGGGACAGGATGCCCTCCTGTAGGTCTGCAAACTCGGGAGCATCGGGACGGCTAGACATAGCGTTCATCAACGCAATCTTACGTAACTCTAGTGCGTTTAGATACTCAGCCTCGGATGCTACACTCTCTTCGGTAATACCGTACATCATCTGCGCCATTTCCATGGCGGTACCTAGGTCCTTCGCCGCTAGGCCTGAGGCCAAGCCCCCGTATAGGGAGATAAACTTGCTAGCGGTTTCTTTATCGACACCCTTGCGCTCAAACGCTTCTGTGAGTTGCTCCGACTGCATCAACGCTTGTCCGGGATTGGCCGTCATAATCTGCTGAAACGCCGCACCTACGTTATTGGTTAGGCCGGGAAGCTGTCCGTAGATGCCCCGGACAAACTCGTAAATAACGTCCTCAGGGTAGCCGTCTTCAAGGCTCTCACCTTCTACTGCGGCGATCTTGTCAAGGGCCTCGCCCGCCACAGCAAGCACGTTAGGGTTAGCTTCTTGCGCCTGTTTCACAACAGAGACAACAGAGTCCATGTCATACTTTACGGCTAGTTCTCGAATAATAGTCTGCGGGTTCTCACCGGCTTCGTGAGCTTTGAGCACGTCATCTATCGCGCCGCGAGCTTCGCTTTGATCCATACGCTTAAGACCACCGCCGCCACCACCTACGAGGGCCTCGAAGAACGCAAGGTACTTGTCGTTAGCTTCGCGTCCCTTCTGCCGTTCGGCTGCGGCTAGTTCGCCGAAGATCTTACGCATCGTCAAACCAACTTCGGTACGACGGTCCGACTGCTGTGTCTGCATACGTTCGATGCTATCGTTAATCAACTTGATTTGGTTCTGGTAACGTTGGTCTTCCAACTGTTCAAGCTTAAGGTCCCGCATCGCATCGGCTTGTTGTTGCTGCGCAACCAGCCCGCCTGATAGGAAGTTGGAGACGGCATCGTTGACCTTGCGTTTACGTTGCTGGTAGAACTGCGTAGCAAGCTCTGTTGGAGGTACGACGGTAACTGTTCGCTCGCCAGTTTCGGGGTCGATGCCCCGTTTGACAAACCGATTCGGGTTCATCGGTTCCGGCATACTGATGCTAGGGTCTGCGGCACCTGCCGAAGCGACGTTAGCGGTAACACCTACAGGGGCCACAAGCGACTCCACCGCGTCGCGGAACGTATCTACATCAACAGTAACCTTGTTGCCTCCAACACCGGCCAAAGAGCTGTTGCCTTCGGCGTCCGATACTGCGGCGAACACGTCGCTCAAAGCTTTCATCAGAGGCGCGGGGTCACCTCCTTCGGCGACATACTTCTTAAAAGCGTCTAGTTCGCTGATAAAGCTAACCGCCAACTGGTCCTGTAGTTCCTGACTGAAGGGTTGGCTGGTGTCGATGTTGTTGTTCTTAACCAAACTAGCAAGGGTGTCTGGGATAAACTGATACGCGCCCACAGCAAACGCGTCCCCCTTCTGCTCGTTCATCACCTCTTGGACAGTCATCTCCGTAAGAGGCTTACCAAGCATAGCTTCGGAACCGCCGGGTGTATCGCCAGCGGTGCCTCGGTTGATCGCGTTGTAGCCGTCTGGACCGGACTCACCCTGTCGGATAATCGCCAGCAAGTCTTCAAAGTTTACCTTGGGAACTTCGACTGCCATGTTATCTCCTACGGGTTTGTCGGGGTCGGAACTGGGTTAAAAATCTTTAACAGGTCTTCTCTAAGGTCTTGTGCACCAGCTACCGTCTGTTGGTTTATTTCGTTAGCTTTAGCGTTGTATGCACGTGTCTGTGCCTCTATCGCACCTTGTTGTGCTTTGGCACGCTCTGTATCCGCTGCATAGTTGAGCAGGTTCAGTACTTGATCTCGCTGTGCTTGCTGCGCTTGCGCAACCATCTGGGCTTGCTGCCCCACCGCTGCTTGGCCTGCCTTCTGAATGTCCGCCTGCATCTGACGCGCCATCTCCGGGTTCTGAGCCGCAGCCGCGTAATCGTTAGGGTTCAGTGCCTGCGTCATCGCCGCGACGTTTTTAGCTTGCGTCTCTGGACTAAAACCGGCGACCTCAGTAGGGTTAGCTTGAATGCGTTCCGCTTCTTTACGGGCGAAGTAAGCTGCTCTATCTGCGTCAGTAACGCGACCGCCCTTCAGAGCACCTGCAACCGCGCCGACGGCACCGCCGATCAGTGCTCCGGGAGCACCAAATGCGGAGCCCACTTGTGCGCCGGACATGGCACCTGTGCCCATGCCGCCCATGATGTCGCCGCCCTTCTGGTATCCGTCTTTGCCGAGGCCAACTTTGTCTTTCTTCGCCATTATGAATCTCCATACTTAAAGTACATATAGTTCATCGACCGTGCTCTGACACGCGACTGTTTTACTTTGTTGTGCTGGCAAATCCGCAAGCTCGCCGAATGATACCCGGCTTTCAAGTACCGGGTGTCGTTTGTAAAGTAGTGGCCCGACCATACGCGAGACTTGTACCTATCTTGTAGTTCAAAATCTTTCTCACTCGTACCGGCGGGTATGATGCCAAACATCGTACGCCCCACACACCGCCCGTAAGGTGTTGTCTTCATGCCGGTCGTTACGTCGTCTAGTTTAGGCTCGCCATCGATAAACAACGCGATGTCCGTTAGTTCGATGTGTTCTGAACTTTGCTCGTTTGCGGTTTGACCACAGGAGTCATTGGTCCACGTGACTGACCACGTGAGTAACACATACGCATCGTAAGGCAGGTAGAACTGTACTGACGCTCCGGGGATGGGCAGGTACCTGTTGGGGAAGCCCGTGGGTAGACCGACACCCATATAGTGACCTGCGCCTAGCCAGTTAAGGGACTCGTTACCTCCGAAGTAGTCGAGGTTAGCCGTGCCCGCGACGCCACTACCGCCGGTCAAGGCTCCTTGTTGGACGAAGTTGTAACCTGCGACGGAGGCATCACTCGTGCCTAGAAGCATGTTTGTGTGGTCTAGACCGCCGTTGATTACCTGATAGCTCTCACCGTTTACGTCGTAGAACGTACCGTAGATGTCATCGGCAACAACTGTAGCGTTGGGGCTGAGTGTGGGGGGTGTAATCTTACTCATCAGACACCTTACATTGAATAGGGATTGCAGTCAGGGTTGCGCGTGGCACAACGATACTGCCTTGGTTGGAGCCCCCGGCGGTAAGGCCTGTGGCTGCGGGGTAGACAACAGTCTGGACACGTATGAACACCCGGTTGAACGGGAAGTCAACGTCCTCGCTACGGATGACGGTACGTATCGCCACATCTTTGTAGCTATCTGTATCTCCCTTAAGAGGTGTGAAGTCCCCGTAGTCGCTCTGTACTAACGCTCCATCTGGTACACCGCACACTGTCCAGCCGGGGGACGTTGTCCTGTCCGTAATGTAGGTTTTCTCGCCGGTTATGGTGTTCTCCACCCCGATCGTAAATGTACATTGATACGCGTCTTCAAACGCACGATGCTCTGTCCTGCCCCCTGCGCCGCTACCGGTAGCTACAGCTTTGTACCCGTCACCGTCAAGGAACCATGCTATCTGCACGTTGGCCAGTACGATAACAGCGTTCACAGCTTGGCGTTTGTTGCGGAAACTGATAGGTTCGCTAAACGTCACCGTAGGCGCGCTCATCCTAGCGATGCCCTTGTAGGTCTGTGCGGCACCGTAGGTTGCGGCGTAGTCATCTGCCACAGACCTAGAGTAGGTATCAGAACCGGGGGACTTACCTGCGATTCCGATAGGAGAAGGTAGGTGCTCCGTACGGAACGCACCGTGTGCCAACTCTTGTTTCGTCAACGCGTTGATACGGGAAGTGAGTTTTGCCGTTCGCGTGTTGATTTCATCCGACGTGTACTCTGTGCCGTCAGGAACATATGTGTCACTCATCGAGTCAGCTCCAGTGCGAAGATCTCTCGCGATGATATTGCCGCTTCGGACTCGTCGTTGCCATTAGATGACAGGATGTTTTGCACCGCAATACGCAAAGTATGCGTGCCCGGTTCGAGGTCGATGACGGCGTCAACAACTACGGCGGTGCTGGCCCCTTGGATTCCACCGCCGCCTTTCGGGTTGATGTTTGTATTGGTATTTCCTTCATTATCAAAGAAGTCATTCGTAGGGTCACCACTGCCCACCAACGTCTCGTTTAGGATGCTACCGTTGAGCTGTAGGGCGCAGTTAAAACCAAAGCCCTTAGCGCGATCAAAGGGACGGTTATCTCTAGGGGTCGCAAGGATGACTGCCCGTGAGGTGTGTCGTCTGTCTCCGACAGTGCAGTTGTGAAGTGTAAACGAGCCGCAAATCCACGTTGGGCCCCCGCGAGAAGTAAACGTTAGTGTCATACCTTCGTCGGGGAACGTCTGGTACGAAGGCACACTGCGGATACCAATCCATTGAGGTGGCAGTTCCGCGTCGCCGACAACATCCGTACTGAAGCTAGATGCCGTCGAACGTGCATGTGCTAGCTTCATTGAGTAGCCGGGAGCCAAGCTCGTGCGCTCTAAGACAGGAGTTTTCGGGGAGACTTTGAAGTTGTGTTCGCCGAGCCTACCGGCAGTTTCTTCCACGACAGACAGGTAGTTCTCACTAAAGGCGATGTTGTCCACAACGTACTCGCCTTTGATTAGGTTCGGTGGGTATTTCCAAGCCATGAGATCTCCTACGGCGGTGTCATCGCGCCACCGCGATCGCGTGGCGACACAGTAAGTTCGATACCTACAAACTCCCAGAGGCCCTTGCCGCTGATGCGAATCTTAAAGGTTTCGTTCGAGGGCACGTACACTTGCGCTCGTGTCCAGTACGGTCTACGATCTACAAACTTGCCGCCAGAATCGAGGGGTGTCTGGTCGTAGAACGAGGGGACATCTTCAGACGAGTACCGTGTTACTTCGGTCTGCTCAATAGTGGTGTTTCGCCAGTCACGAAGCACTTCAACCTTAAGTTTGCTAGAGCTAGTCTCTCGCAGCCAGATGTTAACGACATGTGCCGTAGTTCGTATCTTGGACGACTGTCCTTGGATCCAGTTTGTTTCGATAACGGCTTCTCGCTCATCAATCAGGTCATTGAGCCCGGTATCCTTCCGGTTGCCACTATGGTCAAGCACGAAGACACCGTTGTGGTATTGATCGTCTTTAACCTTGCCTGCGATGAGCATGTATTCGCGATGATCGTTGGTAACACAAACAGCTTCCGCAGCGACATCGGTTCGCGTTCTCCAGCCTTGGCCGTCGAAGATGTAACAGGTGTTGTTGTTCGCAGATCCATCAGTGGCTACCCAGCATCGGTACTCTCGTGTACGTCTGTCGTATGCAGCGGCGGCTTGCTTTGATCGCCCAGAGGTGAGGCGACGCAACGACTTGCGAAGGGTCGGCGACAAATATGTCACAGACGTACCGTCGTACGCGTAGAAGCCGTCTTGTGCTAGCCAGACCACACGCCCGTCGCCCATAGATTGAATGGAACTAGGTGCGACGCAGCCTATCTCCGCTGAGATAGGCGCAGACTGGAAGCTTTTGCCGTCTTCTGAGGGTACGATGATGAATGTACTTGAGCTGGTAAATACCAGTAGTCCCTTGTTAACGGCACGGAGCCCTGTGATCTCGCCACCTGCTGGGTCTGGTGAAAGCTCCTGTCCCGTAGGGAATGTGCCCCACCTGCCGGGGAGGGACGGACGCAACGTACTCGGAGCGTTACGAAAGTTTGCTACCCATAGACGCCCCATAGCGACCGTACACAGACGGAAATCGGGTACAGGGTCGATCTCCTCCGCTTTGGCAGACAAGTACACGTCAGAGATGTTGTCAGGGTAGAACGACGTAATGTTGTCTGGTAACGTAGCAAACGCAGAAGCGACACCCATCGCGTCTTGAGGAAGCGAGAAGTAGTCTGCCGAGCCCGAGTTGAGGAGGTCCTTGGTCCTGTACAGGATGCGCCCGCGTGTGTGGTCAGGTCCCGGTGGGATGTTGGTCCAACCAATCTGTTTACGAAGACGCGTAGCAGACACCAACGCCACGCCGTCACTGACATCTGTCTTTGGGATAGCCGAAGGCTGGAAGTCAAACGCTACAGAAGCCGACGGAGGAGACAAAGGAGACAGGTTACCGAACATGTCTACAAACTGCACACGGCAACGATACTCACCGGGGTTGAGCCAGCCGGTGTCTGCTGCTTCGCTCTTGAGTTCGTCGGGGGTGCCATCAAGCTCAAACGCGGACGCGTCAAACGTCAAAGGTGTAATCGTACCCACATGACACTCGCCGAAGCCACGCGTCATGCCGGAACGGTACCCGTCGCGGCCCGGTGCGGGCCAGCTTGCACCCGAGTCCGTGTAACCGTAGTTGGTGCCATCATGCGTGTAAGCGCGGTCGTTGACACCTCTGCCTTTTTTGTCCATCTTTTCTTTGGAACTTTGCGGGCCCATGCCTTGAGGCGCACCGGGCATCTGTCGAAAACCCAACGGAGCGATTTGGTAACCATCGTAGAAGTAACTACGATAGTCTTGCCCCACGATGACGACACCGTCACCTGTCGCCGCAAACTGCGTAGGAAACTGTGGGGCCGTAGTGTCTCGCATCGTACCTCGGACACCGATGCCCTCGGCGGGCGCAGAAATCAGCTTGCGCCAGTTGCTGTCCCATCCGGTGAACTCCCACAGTTGGGTACCCGCTTGTAGCAGGAGAATGTCACGCTCCTCATTTTTCACTGTGCAGTGAAAAATACCGTGCATGTTCGCCGGGTACACAAGCGAAGGTATACTTATCGATGTACCGTCCACAGGGGCGTCGTCAGATTTGGGACGCGTAGGATGTGTGACAGTTGTCAGGTCTAGAGGCCCGTCCAATACTGCTGTCGGGACAGAGTCTACGAGAGCGGCGGGACCTGTTATGGTGCGAAGCGTGCCTTCCTCCATAGGAACAAGGTTCTCAATCTTCTGTGCGACCTCGTTTGGCAGTATCAGTTTGCCCGCTTGGGCGCGTAGGATGTAAGGCCCGAGGGTTTTAGATGCTGCCTTGTTCATGGTTACGCCTTCTTCTTAGGCCGTCCCACGTTAGGAGAGGCGGGACGCCCGATCAACTTAAACTGTGCCCAACGGTCAGTACCTGCAAGAACATGTTCCTCAGCGACCCCGCAAAAGCGAACAACGCCTCGCTTCGTGCCGTTTAGTATAGTAACCGCTAACAGCACACCTTGCAGCGTGCGGCCTGCACTATCCTGAGTCTCGTATACACCACCACAGATCATAGGTGTGTTCTCTCTTGCCATAACGTCTCCCTAGTTTGACGAGTTTGTGTACCATTTACGGTAGCTGTTACGCCGACGAACTGTACTCGTCGCCCGTGTCATACGACGTAACACAGGAACAGCGGGAGGGCGAAGATCACCATATCTTTTTGATAATGTTAATAGGTCTTCTCTGTACTTCTGAGTAGACACTAGACTTTGCTGGGGTTGACCTAGGTTTTCGTAAAACAGTGCCATCGCTTTCTCAAGCAAAACATTCATAGCTTCGGCGTGAAGCACGGGACTGTCTGCATCATCAACTAGAGGTTGAGGTCTTGTCACACACCGAATGTCTGTGTGATACGCCTTACTAGGTTTGGGATAGAACTGTACCGTCTGGTATCCGTTGATGTCGTGCAGTCGTCGGTTATAGTCCGGAAGAAACGTACCGTCGTCGTAAAAAATACCTTCGTTCAAAGTATCAACGCGCATCTCGGCCAGTAGGTAAAAGGCGCTATCCGTATCAAGTTGCGAGGTGTTCAAACCGTCGGCCCGGTTTGTCAGTCCGCTGTAGTCTTCCCAGTTGGTGGCTATACGCCTACGGTATATCCGCACATAGATACCGCTTTGATCTACCGAGTTGCGCGTATAAGTACTGCCACCTTGGAAGACCTTCATCATGTAGCCGAGGGCGTACGTGATATTAGGCAGCGATACTAAGATCGCACCGTACGGTGTGCGGCCTGCTGCTCGCTCGCTTTTTGAATACGTTGTCGTTGCCTGTTCGGATACAGGAGAAGGCGGGGACTCCAAACGTGGGTCTCTGTATCTATTACGAGACGAGTTGTCCCCTAAGATAGAAGAGACAGGTACAGACGGGAACGTAGATGTAGTCTGGTTAGTAAACTCAAGTGCCGTACCGTCCCACTGACCGAGGCCCGGAGCTTTGAGGGTCAAATCACGTTTGCCCCACGTGTACGTCACCCTGTACTCAAAGGTGCCCGGAGGTTCGGGACCCTTCCAAGGTACCAACCAGCCGCCTTGAGGTAGCGGTCCGGGCTGATCTTTTGCAACAGGGGGAACGCTGGGCCCTTTTAAACTGACATGGTGGCGACGGAACAGACATCTAGGTTCACCAGATGCCACTTGGCTGTCAGGTCCGTCGAGAAGAAGCTCCTCGGCTTCTTGTTGTCCGTAAATGTCTAGAGGGAAGCTGCTTGCCTCGTCCCGCAAACGCACAGAACGCACCTGTACAATGTTGTCGGGAAGCGGGTACGCGTCCGTAAAAATACGATACTTGAAGGACCCGGAAGATACCTTAGCCACGTTACTCGTAGGGCGTACGACCGTAAAGTAGAAGTAACCATCTGAGTTGTTATACCACACCGATCGGATTTGGTATCTGAAGATCGTACCATCGTCTGCAATAATGTCGATCATACGCCCGTCCCAGCCACGGAAGAAGTCCCACAGGTTAAACTTGTCGGGCGCAGCTTGCTGTTGAGCAAGAGTGTAAGTCGTTCGCCATGTCCATGCGTCAGAAGACGCACCAGCAGGCAAAGTATGGTCCCCCGCAAAGCGCACCTTATCAAAGACGCCGTTGTCAGGGTCACCCGCCTTGCTTTTAACGTCTGGTTCAGTGACTAGCTGAACCTTAGACTCAAAGAAGAGAAACGGGGCTTCCAAGGCCAACTGGTTATAGGCCCGGTTGATGAAGCCGTTGACGCGGGTGATCGCTTCAGGCGAACTATTCGGTGAATAGTCCGCCTGAGCGAACATCGCATCCCGAATCTCTTTGAGATTCATCTGCTAGCCTGCGAACTTGACGAGGGCCAAGCCGGTACTTGTCGCGCCAATCGCGGTTCCGCCGACACACGCTACCGCACCGTTTGTCGCGGTGGGGTTGGCATCGTCGAGTTGACCGTCTGTCGTGTGGATAACAAGCGTATCATATGCTGCCGCTGCGGTAGCTGTGTACACTGTACCCACACCTTCGGTCAATACGAATCCGTAGTAGTTCGCAGGGATGGCGTAGTCGGTTCCCGTAGATGCGGGATCCAACTCGTTTGCCTGCTGTGCTACACCGACAGCCCGTAGGTTGTTATCGTCAATCGCTAGAGAACACGCACCGTAGCCGCCGTCAGTGGACGTTCCGGCACGCTGGACAGCGTAGCCTTGCAGAACATTAACTGCGGCTTTGATGTAGGTGTACACTTGGAAGCCGTTGTCACCGTTAGGAACGGTGAGCTTGAATCCAAGTGGAGCCTGTTGTGTGTCAGAGACCAAAGAAGGGCTAATGCCCGCTGCTGTAAAACCCATGGGATCCTCCTTATGGGGTGCCTGCGCCGGTGACGACGAAGTTAGAACGAAGCTGCGTAGTGTGCATGCCCATCATGAGCACCAACTCGTAGCGGTAGATGTCCTGATCCGGGATACGGAACGGACCGCGAACTGCGAAGTCGCCCTTCGTCTCACGGCTTGCGTCGTGTCCGAGGGTGAAGAGGTGCCACGTCGGGGTCTTGAACCCGTAGATGATACCATCAGCGCCGTTAGACTGTGCTGAACCGCTAGAGGTGTTACCACCCGCGCCGTAAGCAGCCGAAGCAATGTCAATCGCATCGTCGAGGAAGAAATCGGCTTCCAAGAACTTGACGCCTTGACGTACCAGAGGCGGAGCCTTGTCGCCTTCAACCTTGACCACGCGGACTTGATCGTCCAAGTCGTCGATGTAGTTGAGGTACGAGGACTCATCACCGATCATCAAGTCAACAGGACCAGAGGTCTTGCCCTGACGTGAAGCAGCGAAGTAAGCCTTACGCATTTGGCTACGACCGTTGACAGCAAACGAGGAGATGTCCTCGTACTGGTTACCCCAGCCTGTGATAGCAGCGCCGCCGCCACCGTTACAGAGCAGGTTGTGGACCGTGTTGTTCTGACTAGCCAGAGACAAAGCGGACAAGAAGCCGTCGCGGTTGGTGCCGTCGGGCGCGAAGGCGCGGTTACCGTTCAGGGTGCAGAATGCCTCGACACCGTCGCCGGTGATTGCCGAGTCGCCTGTACCAAGCTGACGGGAGATCCGCTCGTGGAAGTCGGACAGAGCCAACTCTGGGTAGTGCTGAAGAATACGAGCGAGGTCCATCTCGCCGTTTGCTTCTGCAAGGTCTTTGCCGGGAACGTCAAACGCGTAGATGAGGCGAGGTGCTACGACCTTACCACGGTGTGCGTTTTGTGAACGACCGCCTGCGATGATCTCGGTGCCCGTCTGGACGTGGGTAATCGTACCCGGTCCGTCTGTAACAACCGCGAACTCGCGCTCAGGCCCTTTGAGGCTTGCGCTGTCAAGGTTACCGTTAATCAAGATCTTTTCCATAAGCGGATGGAACTTGACGAACAACTCACTGTACGACGGCATCAACTCATTGAGTGCAGTCGCCAGAACGTCTGGTGAAATGGCCATTAGGCCCTCCTAGTTTTCTTAGGTGTTAGTGCTCTACGCGCTGCTAAAGTACGAAAATCACGCAGCGACATTGCTCCCGTATCCGGAGCAAGCGGGGCCTGCTCTGGTGGACGAGCTGGGGTCGTCGCCCCTGCCGTAATCTGCGCCCCCGGACGAGGCTTTGCGGGTCGGCTCTTCGCCCCCTCAGCGAGACGAAGCGCGTAGGTTTCTGGAACCCCGTTTGACTTCGCCTCACGTGCTACTGCGAGAGCCGACTTAGGCAGGCGCGAGGCTACCGCTGCCGACTCCACAGACCAACCGTCTTCAAGCAACGCCGTAAAGCGCTCTTTGAGTTCCCCATCTTCAAAGAGTTGAGGGTTGGCTTCACGAAACGCATTAGCATATTCGTTGGCTTCATCCTCGATTGCTTGATTTACTATCTTCTGATAATCTTTGTACTCGTTTTGCAGGGCGTTGAACTCCTGCTCACGAGTATTGTACTTGGTTTCCCAGTCAGCTACCTCTGTCTGGTACTTAGCCAAGCGGGGGTCTTCTTTGCCCCCCATGAGAGCTTCGTAGATCTCTTTGTTACGGTCGAGATCGTTGTTCAGCTCTTCCATCTTCTTACTGTAAAACGAGCCGATACGCTCGCCCCACGGCTGAAGTTGATCCGGAAACGACTCGTGTTTGCCGTCCCATGTGTCCCAGCCGAACTCGTCCGCAGAGGGAAAAGAGACGGGGGCCTCGGCTTCTGGCTGAGGATCTGGTTCGGCAGTTAGGGAGGACTCCACCTCGACAGGCGCATCCGCTGCGGGCGCGGCCTCTACAGGCGCGGCATCCACAGTTTCAACGGTCTCAGGGGCCCCCGCCTCAAGAGCTTCTTCACTCATCTTCACTCTCCCTTTTCTTTTTGTCGTCGGCCAAGGCAAACTTTGCTACCTTGATCCGCATCTTGCCCCGTCCTTTAGGGCTCAAATCGTTGCCTTCAGCCATAGGGGGCGGCAACATCCCGCCCATGAGATCGTCCATCTCTTCCATAGCTTCGGTGGCTTCCGCCTCGTCCATCTCTTCAACTGCACCATCCATAGGGCCCATGTCTTCTGGGGCCTCGTCCATCATAGGCTCTTTCATCACCAGATCGTATCCAGTTTGGTCAAGCATGGACTTCAACTCCATCTCGGTCTGAGGTGGGTTGTCTTGTAGCTGGGTCAGTAAATCGTTCATGGCAGGCATAAGGGCCTCCTTACAAGCTGATTAGTAAACATAAATATTCTTGTCAAGTTTACCAGACTGTTTAGCCTTCTCTTTCTTACGCCGTTTCTTCTTATCTTCGAGGTCACGGTAGCCCATGCGGCGTGCTGTGGCCTCGGCCTTCTCGGCAGCGGCGTCCCTATGCTTCCTCCAAGCTGCGGAATCAGCCGATAGGATTTCACAATCTGGATTCTTGCGTTGATACTCACGCCAGTCGGCTCCGTTTTCAAACGTCTTGCCAACCTGCTTGACGACTAAAGGTTTAGAAGGCATGGGCCCGATGAGGGCGACCTCGCTGATGACTGTTTCAAGCACGGCACTACACTCTGGACACGTAGTTTTCCCGTGCTGGGCAAGCGGTACGTAGATGTCATTGAAGTACCCGCATCCAGCGGGACACTTAAAATCATACATAGGCATCAGTACTTTCCCTTTTTCTTGCGCTTCGTCATGTTGATCCCTTGGGCAACAGCTTGCTTGCGCGGTTTGCCCTCCTTAAGGAGCTTCTTGATCTTGTCGCTAACACGTTCGTCTGATGACTTGTACTTAGCCATTACTTCTCCTTACCCTTCTTCTTGCGGACCAAGGGGACCACAAGACGAAGGACAGAGCCTACAATATCAAGAATCTTCTTAACAGGAACGCGCATCGTCTTATCGGCCAGTGTCGCCGCGACCACCACCAGCAGCGGCTCCAGCTTTTTCGGGAGCATCACCCGTACCGCCACGTGGGCCGCGAGCCACCTTGACCTTCGCGTCTGTGTCCTGACCGCCACGGAAAGGGGCTCGTCCTTCTCCTGTCTTAGAGCGCAACTCCTTCTTAGTGTCTGGTTGGCCCTCCTGTGCGGAATATGCGCCGTACTTCGGATCCACTTTTTCAGGAGCGTCTCCTGTACCCTTGCCTGCGGCGAGTTGGCTCCTAGGTGCCTTTTTATCCCTGCCGAAGGCCCTGTCTTCCGCTCTGGCCTTAAGCTCGGCGGCGCGTTCGGCTCCGACCCTTTGTTCGATGCGACGAATAAGCGCTTTTGTTTTCTGGTGCTCAACACCATGCTCTTCAAGGCTCAAGACAAGAGCTTTTACGTCTTCTTCGTCCATTGTATCAGATGCTACGTTGTTGACGTTAGGCATCTCAGTAGCGCGTTCTATCATTCCGTTCATAATCGACTCCTAAATAAATGGATTGCCCGGTCCGCCCATGGGCGTGGGGACAGGTGGTGGTTCTGTACCTTCGGGCAATGCACCCGAGTTGAGTGTATCAAGGTTAGCGTTAGGGGGCAACGGACCCGGCATACCGGGCATAGGTGGCATACCCGGCATGCCCGGCATGCCCGGTTGAGGTGGCATGGCCGGTGGTGCCGTCGGTCCTTTCTGTACAGCAAGAACTTCACGCATCTGTAGCAAGTCAAGTAGCTTTGTCAGCAGCTTCTCTTGGTCTACGATGGGAGATTGCAGGAGCAACGGCATATACTGCTGAAGTTTCTGGAGCTGCACAAGGCGGTGGTTCTCCGTAGGTGAGTACGGAATAGCCTCGTAGTCGTACTCAAGGGCCCGGTCTTCAGGGTCGCGCTCGCTAACGAACTGAAGCGAATCACGTGTCGCCGTCAGAACTTTTTGGCTGTCGGTCAGACGGATGGGCAGAAGAGAGTCCTCTGCAAGGAACTCTTCGTACAGAGATACAACCTTATCGGCCATGTCCCGTAGCATATCTTCAACCTGCTTTATTCGTCGTCCGTTTCTTGTTCGGGTCGCAGTGTCGGCAAGCGCGACCTCCGTAGCAACGTCCGCCACACCCACAACCCCCCGACTATACTGAGGGATGCCGAGGATAAACTCAATGACCTGATTACATCTTGCGCGCATCTCCTTAAAAGATGGCGTGATGGATGGGATGGGTGTCTGTCCAATGATGTCTCCGAGAGGCGCGTTGGCCTTACCCTGAATCGCCACCATGGAACCCGGTTGGTTCGCATCTGCGAGGGAGGTCATGATGTCTTCGGGGTTATCGACCAACGCTGTGTTAACAAGCATGACAGGCGTCGAAGTGTGTGCGTGCCATAGCTCAAGGGTATCAATCTCGTTCAGGCGCTCTTGCAGAGACTGGATAAGCTTGATGTCCGACAGGCCCGCGAGGTTTGCCATGTTCTCGTTGAACGACAACAACGTAAACGGGTTTTTGGCGTAGCGGTATGGAAGCTCGCCAGCAAACAGGGGCTCCTCTACGTCCTCAAGGAAGTGGTAGTAGCGGCCCTTGCCCTGAAAGTCATACACCTCGTAGACCGTGACCCACTTGTACACGCTGCGCGAGGCCTCGTTAAGCATCGTAGAGTTCTTAGCGTTGTCCTTCAGCCATGTCGGAAAACCTGTAAAGGTAGCCTTCTCAGCGACCTTTTCGTTGTACATCGTACCCCGACCTTGCTTCTTGGCTCGGCGTGTTTTGAACTCTGCCTCGGTCAGGACCGTCACCTCTACAAGGTAGCGAATGTCGTCCCACTTGGCAGCGGACATATCGAAGAACACGTAACGAGGGTCTACCTCGAAGATCTCAGCCGAGCCCTTACGGAAGTTCCACACTGTCTTCGTGAAGGCCCTGCCGCAGATGGACGTGTTGATCGCGGTCTTCCACAGCTTTGCATGTAGCTTGTTACGGCGGAACACGTCGTTGATCAAAGCTTCGCGGAACTGTGCGGCGGGCCGCATCTTCTCTTGACGTGCGAGCACGGTCATCTGAGGGTTCTGTGGGCAAATGTTGGCGATCATCGTGTCGATGAAAGCATAGGGGTAGTTGGTTTCGAAGTTGATGTCCGCAGTAGGGTCGTCCATAATAGGCGTAGAACCTGACGGGCGATCAGGTTGCGCTCCCCAGTACTCAGATACGTACCACGCACGCCATCGGTCCCACTCGGTCCGCTCCTGCTTAGACTTCGACTTGTGGGTTCTGATAATACCCTGTATCTGTTTGCCTGTAAGTGCCACGCGTCCTCCTAGTTAGCCCCGGCTTTTTTCTTTACTGCGTCTTGTACAAGTAGCACGTCCGCCAAGATCTGCATCGCTAGATCGGGCGTCAAGATCTGCGTACCCTCAATACCTGTCGGTATGATACGTGCCAGTCCGATGGGACCTCCTTCCTCTTCGCCGAGCATGGCGACGATAAGAGGTTCAACGTCACGCGTGTAGTCTTTCTTGGCAAGGTCCATGATGATAGCACGGTACAAGTCCGTCGGATTCACGTAGCCAGTGGCGGTTTCCTCACCTAGAGGACTACGCTCGGGCTGGGCAACGTAGTCAGGTCGTCTCTCTACAGGGGTAAACAACAACGGATCATTCGCGTCTAGCGGGCGGCGAGCCGTGCGGGCCATGTTAGGGAGCTGCTCTAGCGGGGTACCAAATAGTTGTCGGAGCATCTGCCGGATGGCTACATTCGAGGCCTCAGTCGTAGCAAGAAGAACCTCAGCAGGAGGCGACACAGCAGCCATGTTCTCCACACCCTTCCTGATAGCTGCAAGCTTGGCCGCACGGGGCAACGCATAGAACGATTTGACTCCTGCCTCTACAGCGCCGGGAACCGATGCGATGCCAGAGGCTAGGGCCGAGCCGCCGCGAATCACAGCACCCGGTGCACCAAACAGCGCGTTCTTTATTGTTGATGGAGAGTTACGAATCATCTCTTTAGTACGGCGGATAGCGGAGGCGGTCACGCTGTAGTCCAGATCGTCTACCGCAAACACCGGGTCGAGAGGGTCGATGCCTGCGTTAGCCGCTTTGCGTGCAATAATACGAGAGATAATCGTGCGCTCTTCCGGACTAAGGGCCTCGCCGACGCCGTCGATGACAGCTTCTATCGCCTTAACGCGTTTGATGGCTTCTTCGTCAAGACCAGCAAACGGGTGCCTCGGGTACGCTTTCCGCGCTGCGTCTGGATACCTATCTAGGGCTCCCTGCCTCGTCTGCTCAAGCAAGCGGGCCTCGTCCGTAAGATCGTCCATCGTTAGACTGTCAACGAGTTCAGCGAACTGTTGCTGTTGGCGCGTACGTGTGTCCACTGGACCGTCAGGCAGATCCATGTTGACGCGAGGGCCCTCTATCTGGCTAGCCGCTCGAACACTCGGCACACGCTTCAGGGCCTCCTGCGCGATCATCGTCTTGGTGCCGGGGCCTTCAGGTGTTGTGGCTTCGGTACCTACGCGAGTTGGACGCTCTTCACCAGCCTCGGCTGCGTCCGCAGCAGCGTCAGCGGTGCCCTTTTGAGAGCGATCTGCTTGTTGTCTGCGAAGCTGTTCTTGTTCAGACAGATCAGCGGGGCCACCGATAACTGCGCCTCGTGGGGTCGCTGTGGTCGTCAGATAGTCATACAGGATGTTGCGTGGGATGTCGCCCTCGGGGACGCGTGCAGTCAGGCGTGTCGGCGCACGTTCGCGGCGAGGTTTGCCTACGTCAGCACTAAGAGCTTCGAGGTACGAGCTAATGTCCTCGTAAGGGTAATCCACCCCTTCGACTTCAATCGGAGCAACCTCCGGGCGTCGCTGTTGCTGGAGCATATTGATACGGTCGGCTAGGCGTGTACGTCTCACTGGGCCTCCTCGGTCGTCTTCTTGAACTCAACAACATCGTCGTCAGGCTTCTCAAACGACGCATCGTATTCGCTATCAAGCCGTTCTTTAAGTTCGCGTAAGACACGATGGACGTTGGACATAGGATTATATTTGGGGTCTTCTGCCATTATCGCCTCCTGTAACGGCTCCTACGCCATGATGTACGCTTACGATTCTTACCCTTAGTAGAGTCTTTTCGGTACTTCTCAACTTGGTTGTATGTCATGTCCTTAAACAATAACACATTCTCAAGACCTTCGGGGGGCCCTGTGGTCTTGTAACGCCTCGGAGCGTACCTCGCCCCTAAACATGCAAGTTGAAGCGCGGATATTTTATCCCAGTGGTGTCGATCGCGTCGTTTACCGGGCTTGCCTGAGTGTAATATCTCAGACGCTGCGCTGCGTTCTGTCTGCTTGTCCTCTCGGTAGGAGCCCAGTTGGTCTACAGTGTCCTCGTCTCGGAGGATAAGCTCGTCCCGTAAGGCGTCTTGAAGGTATGAAAGCATGATTGAGATGGACTTAGCGGTGGCTGCGACACCGGGCTTGTAGGCTTTTTCGTAGTAGAGATTTGGGTAGCCAGCATCTTCAAGCAGAGCCAGAGTAGCCACACCGACGCCGTTACTCTCAACGACCACCATTGCGTTGTTGTATTTAGATCCGACCTCGAAGATCTTACGCGCGAAGACAACCGGGTCCGTGGTGTCTCCAAAGGTCGCAACTTGGGTCCATTCTCCATCGTACACCTTCAACACTTGGAATGACGCGTGGTCTCTCGCAGCATAACCCGCAGGGTCAACGCCCATCACATACGTCGCCCCGGCTTCGGGCTCCTCGTACTCCATGTACGGGGCCTTCCATGGGACAAGCACACTGTTCTGATGCTTACGTAGTAGGTCGGCGTGGAACACAGAGCCCACAGATGAGATCCAACAACTCACGTCATCGAACGGATAGTACACCTTGAAAAGGTCGGGGTTACGCCGGATCTCAGCATCTGTCTCCAACATAAGACGACGGAATGCGAGGTTCTCTTTCGTTAGCCCCTTGGGTCCGTAACGGTTAAGAAGATCTATCTCCTCATTCTCTAGGGCCAACCCTTTCGGCCACTGACGTTTGTTGAGCTGACCATCCCAGAAAGGAAAGAACGCGTAGACCCAGCGACCGAGTCCCATCTTGGCATCGCGACACTGGTCACGCCACCATTCGGCGGAAGGCTCACTCATGGGCGAAGGCGTAGACTCTAGCAACACAAGTGATCGATCGCGGTTGATCATCGAGGGGTAGATCATAGAGAACTGATGACCTGCGTTACGCCAGTAAGGGAGTTCTGAGCCATGGAAGCTGTCCGGTGATTGACCAATACCTACTGCACCAGATTCTCCAGACAGCACGCGCATCTTCCCGCCGTGCTGAAAAGTCAACTGCCTTACCTCGCGGTTCGGTACCGTCGGTGCCCGTACAGGTTCTGGCCACCTGCTATGCGTTAAGTGGATACGACGGTGGAGGTATTCTGCCCGATCTCGGTTATCAGCAATACAAACATGGTCGTGTCCGGGTGTGTACGCAGAACGGACATAGCCACACAGTTCAGCGGTTAGGCTCTTCCCGCCCTGTCGATAACCAAGGACAGTCAACCACTTGGTCTGTCCAAACGGAGTTTCTGGTGGTTCGGAGTAGTACGACACCACCGTCTCCTGAAGACGCTTCGTGATGGCAAACGGGTCGTAGGTGTGCTCCCGCCCTGTCTTCTGATCGATGATACTGGCGTAGGCCCTGAGGCTAATCGCAGGGTCTCCGAGCGCAGCCAACGCCTCTTCGTCGAGCGATGCGGTCATTACTTCATGCTCTTCTTGCCCTTGCACTTCCAACGCTTGCGCGACAGGTTGTTGGGCGTGTTAGGGTCGTTTTGTTTTTCTTTCGACAACCGTTTTTTGATCCCGAAGGAGCGAGCGCAGTAGGAGTCACCCTTAGACGTACCGGGCTTAACACGAGGTCCGCCACCTTTCGCCTGCCCTGCTTGGCCGTAAGACACCTTCTTACCAGACGCGGTGCGCTTGACTCGCGCCTTACCCTTACGGGGCTTAAGTGCGTTACGCGCGGCCTTACGTCGTTTCTCTTTCAGGGACATGACTACCTCTTCTTGCCTTTGTGCAGACCATGTTTGGCGTACTGCTTACCCGCTGCCTTAGCTTTACGCTTAACGGCGTTGGCCCTAGCTAGCTTCTTCGTGCCACGTAAGCTCTCGATTGTCTTTCGGGGAGCGTATACTTCGCCGGTGTCCTTGCTTTTTTTGCCGGAGGCAGTGGTCCAGTCTTGGTCGGTCCAACGCTTGAGGGACTTCTGGGTCTCCTTCATTTGTACCCCCCGCCTTTCTCCTTGTACCGTTTGGCAAGCATCTGGGCCTTACGTGCAGACCACTGACCGGGAGCGCCACCTTTGCTCCCAGCCTTGATGGCTGCGAACAAACGCTTACGCATCATGGGCTTGGTGTAGTTACCCGCTTCGTTGACTCGGCTCTCGCTTTTCTTCTTTTTCTCGGCCATCAGTTCTCCTGCGGGGGCTCTTCCTCTTTGCTCATAGCACGACGAGCGGCTTCGCCTGCCATAGCCGCAAACGGCACAGCGTAGAGAGGGTTAGGCTTACCAGTAAATGCGGCGGTGCCGTCGAAGGTCGGCTCGTCGGGGGCACGTCTCGGTCCTGCGCTTGCGGTAACATCGAGGTCCATACCGCCGGGGGTTAACTGAACACGTATCATGTCTTTCACCTCTTTTGTGAGGGGGATAATCTTAATGTGGGCGTCATTGTCAAGACCAGCTCCGTTGACGGTAGTCTGCACTCTTGGGAAGTCAGCAGCGTCCGCACCTAAGAGGCGAGCAAAGGTATTCGGTAGATGAGTATCGTATATCTCTCTCGTCCCTTGTGAGCTGAACCCAATGTCAGGAGCGGTTAAGATAGTCTCAGCGTCAGGCAACGCGATGAAGTCGAGGTCTGCGATATACGCTTGACGCAGTAGATCATTTGCGACCAAACGCAACCTTTCGTTGACTGACGTTATTATAGGGATCTGGGAAATCTGCTGTTCATAGGGGCTTGTAGTATCCATCCAAGTTTGTAGTGCCTTGGGCGACGCCAATGACATTACATCTTCTTGATTGGTCTCTGCGTTTCGCGGCAGCTTATCGTACTTAAACACTTCCTTGAGCCGTTCCGTCGCTCCGGGCTCACCCGCACCCAAATCTAGTAAGGCCGCGTGAAACGAGATAGGGTTTTCAGCCGGAAACTCGTCTTGACGTTGCGCTACGTCGCCTATT